ACTGGTTGTCACGTGTTTGAGTGCTACGTTGCTGGTGAGGCTGATTCCTTCGGTCTTGTCGGTGGTGGTACTGTATATAACAACTCGTAACATATGGGGGGAGGCAACTCCCCCTCTATTTGAGGAGGTAAGTTTGATGGGATGCGGTAAGAAAGGTGGAAAGAAACCAAAAGGAAAATAAGGAGAGAATAATGAGAATTAAAATCAGTTATATAGGCGATTTAGATGAGAAGTTAGACAATGAAATTAGAGGTGCAATGTCTACAATACAATGTGATATGTATGCTACAGGGTATAATTTTAAGAGAGAAGAGAGAGACCTACTCTTCATAAAGAAAGATAAGCCAGTTAATAAGGAGAATAAAATATGAGTACAACAGTATATACAGTCTGCGTAAATGATTTTGCCCCAAAGGTTACAGCTATTACATTTGAGTATATGGAGAAGTACGCCAAGAAGATAGGTGCTAAGTTTAAAATACTAACGGAAAGAAAGTTCCCTGATATGCCACCTAACTATGAAAAGTTCCAGCTATATGAGGAATCTAAACGAAGTGGTGATGATTGGAATATCTTCTTTGATGCGGATGCTCTAATCAATCCAGACTACTTCGACATGACCAATCATATTCATAAGGATACTGTAGCCTTCAACGGAAAGGATCAGGCTAATGTCAGGTTCAGATATAATGAATATAATCTAAGAGATGGTAGGCATATAGGAGCATGTACATGGTTGGTTGTATGGTCTAACTGGTGTACAGATTTATGGTATCCTATAGAAGGGAAGATAGAAGATGCTCTTGAATGTATTCATCCTATAACGAGTGAGAATACAACTGGTCTAATAGACCCTAAGCATTTACTTGATGACTACTTGCTTACCAAGAACATAGCACGATTTGGTCTAAAGCATGTATGTCTAAAGGACATCTATCATTACTTTGGAGTAGATGACTGGAGATTCTTATGGCATCAGTATACTATTCCACAAGAGCAGAAAGCTACAATGATGGAACAAGTATTATATCAGTGGGGAGTAAAGAAAGCACCAGTAGGTGTTAGTTATACTCCAGCTCAGGTTCCTCAACATCCACCGCAAATGATGCGTCTTGGTCAGGGGGTTCCAATATGAGACCACTACGTGATCATGATACAATTCAAATTGAAATCACGAATGCATGTCCTAACAGATGTTCTAATTGTACAAGGCTCGTAGGACATCACGCTAAACCTTATTTCATGGATTATGATACCTTCACTGAGGCCGTAGACTCTCTATTAGAGTTTCCTAGAATGATAGGTATGATGGGAGGGGAACCTCTTATTCATCCTGAATTCTCTAAGTTCTGTGCTTACATGAGGGAGAAAGTACCAAGGAATAGAGCTGGATTATGGACATCATTACCAAAGGGATACGAACATCTAAGAGAAGATATAGTTAATACCTTTGGTCACATATTTATTAATGACCATACAAGAGGAGATGTATTACATACACCAATTCTGATTGCTGCTGGTAAACACTTCTATGAGACTTCTGACATGTGGTACTGTATAGACCACTGCTGGGTACAGAATTCATGGAGTGCAGCTATTAATCCTAATGGAGCATACTTCTGTGAGATAGCAGCTGCATTAGGAATATTGTATGACAATATGGGATGGAAGCCAGAGAAGTACTGGTGGAAGAAGAACCCAATAGATTACATCGATCAAATGAGGGTAGCTTGTACTCAGTGTGGAGCAGCTATCCCACTTGAGAAAAGATATAGTATAGATGGAAGAGATGATATAGATGAGTATCATTACTCTAAGTTAAAAGATTCATCACCAAAGATCAAGAATGGAATGTATCATATGCATTCCGTATTACAGCTTGTTCAAGACCAGAGACCAACGGCTACATACAAGGAGTTTGACTATAGGAATGGAGTAGCACAGAGATATGGAATGTTCCTAATAGAGAATACCCTTGGTTTTTGTACCCCTTATCTAATGGAATCTTGGAAACCTGAAGGAGGAAAAGATGGCGAAACAGAAGCAAGACCCGTTGCGTGAAGCACAGGAGAATTCACCAGTACAGTTTTTTGGAGAGGTAGACCTTAACCCTAGAGGTGGAGTAGGTTCCGCTTATCCCGGTTGGATGTTCCCCAGACTTATTGAGGAGATGGAAGAGCAGATACTTTATGAGGAATCGCAGTTGAAAGATCAGTTACTTGATGCTTCACAGAAAGCATCTATTAAAGAATCTATTGACAAGAAGCGAGAAAGGCTTCAGAAGATAGAGGATAGTCGTCCTAAGTTAGATAAGGATGAAGTATCTGGCATAAGAGGTTCTATAGGTGAGAAGATAAAAGAGTCTCTATTCACCTATGACCAGATGCAGAAGGGTACAGCAGATGCTCACAAAGAACTTGCTAGGATGAAAGACCCTTGTATAAAATTGGATGGGAAGGAGCTTGAGTATGCTCTTGGTGCTAGAGTAGCTATAAGCGAAGATAAGAAAGTATCTAGAGATTCGGCTGCTAAAATATACAAGATGTGTTCTGCATATCTTGGAGAGGACTCTAATATAGAATCACTAAGGAGGTAACATGGTAGGCCACGTGCTTACCAGACAGCTTCGGGAGAGACTGGGCGAGAATTCAACTTCTAGCTGGATTAACGTCCAGCTCTCATATGATTTAATCTATGAGGCTGTACTGGAATTTGTAGATAGAACAGCATGTTTGCAGAAGAGTGGTAATATAACTACTGCTGCTAATAACTCTACTTATACTCTCCCATATGATTTCCAAAGACTTTATATGAGAGATACCAATGGAGATTATTTTATTAGATATGTAGACTCTAATAACTCTGTGAACAATATTATATTTGATGACTACACTAATATAATTCTAAATAACAATACAGATAATAATAGCGTTGCTGTTCCCTCAACATTCTGCATACTTCCATCGTCAGCTGGCAACCAAGTTTCAAACAATGCTACTGCAGCAGGAACTATTGATTCAAACACATCACTATCTACCCTTACCGATAATAATGCTTCGTTCGTTGCTACAGTCAGCGTAGGAGATGATGTCTTTGATACACTTAATTCATATAGTGGAAAGGTAGTTACTGTATCTAGTAACACAGCATTATCCACAGCTCTATATGCTTCTAACGGAACGGCTGTAGGTTGGGCTAATGCAACAACTTATATGATACAACCACAGATGAGATTTAGTTTAGTAGTTGATCCACCAACGGAGACAGCTAATGAAACTATCACTATTTACTACGTTTACAAACCTGACATTGTATATTCTCCATATAAGGCGTATCCAATTCACTACCAGTATCTTTCACCTATTGTAGACTATGCTGCTTGGTTATATAAGTACAGGGATATGGAACCTAACTTTGGAGATAAATGGTATATAGCTTTTGATACCATAACTAAACAACTTAAGAATAGATATGATACTTCTGTAAGAAAGAAGGGTTGGACTGTAAACTTTAAGAGGCCAGCATGACACAACAGAAATATGGTAAGGCTCAGGCAGCTGTACTAGATGCTGATTTTCTACACAAGGAGATCGATTTAAAGGGAAGGCTAATTACCTCTATTGATCCTCTCCTTGTACAGAATAACTTCATAGTAATGCAGAACATGAGATATGGAGATTTAAATCCTGTCTCAGTTAGAGGGATGACTCTGGTAGGTAATGCTACTATCGCAGGGTATAACCAAGTAGTTACTATGAAGCAGCTTCGTAAGTGGGAACCTTATGAGACCCATGTATATGCACAGATAAATTCAGCTAATGGTTCTGCCATATTTGATCAGACTACAGCTCTGCCTACTGCTGGTAACTGGACTAACGTATATCAGATAGCAAGTGTATATGCTAACAATACTGCCTATGCTGTAGGAGATATAGTACTTCCCCCTACGGCTAATGGATTCTATTATGAATGTATAACAGCTGGTAACTCTGGGTCTTCTCCACCTACGTTTCTAGATGCTAACAATACTACCGAGTATTCTACGGTTAATAATACGGTAGTTAAGTTCCAAGCTATCAAAGGTAATCTTAAGGGATTCTTTGCTGATGCTCCACAAGGATGTCTTATGTTCTGTAATGGAAGACATCAATTGATAATACCGGGAGATAGAGTTAAGCTTGGTACAGTTTTAAATATAGGAAGCACCAATCCATTTGAAGAAGTATTTGGTCTCAATGCAGAACCTAATGGATTCTTCTATGACTATACAGATGTAGTAAATAATAAATCAGGAACAGACTTTGCTACACTATATACATCAGCTGGTAATGTTACATTAGATGCAAACACAACTTTATTACTTCATTTTAATGGAAATTCTGTTGATAGTGGTAATCATGTTCATTCTGTAGCAGCTGCCAATGCAGCATATAGTTCAACGCATTATAAGTTTGGTAACAACGCAGCATCATTTAACAATACAACTGGTGATCACTTTGAAATAACAGCTAATGGTTCTTATACTGGAGATTTTGCGTGGAATAATACTACTTCTTGGACTATAGATTGTTGGGTTAATACAACATCTATTACTGCTAATCAAACTATATTTTGTTTAAGAGGTAATGGATCAAATCATGAAATAAGGTTAACAGCTGGTGAGGAATCATTAAAATTATACCTTAATAATAATACTGCAAATACTACTCTTTCATGTTCTAGACCACTTCATAGACTTTCATATTCTCACGTAGTAGCACAATACAATAGTAGTGACGGTATATATAAATTATTTGTTGATGGATTAATAGGTTATAATAGTACATCTAGTGTTGTAATCAGTGGTACTCCAACATACTTTAAACCATTGATTGGAAGGGGGAATAATGGTGCAGCTGTAGTTAATCCATTTTTTGGGTATATAGATGAATTTAGGATATCCGATGTAGCGAGATACACTAATAGTTTTACTGTTCCAAGAGAAGAGTATTCTGAAACACCTAGCGGGAATTCTGCCAATGCTTCCGTTAACTTATATATAGGTTCTCCAATCAAGTTAGATGAGGTCGGATTTAAACTCAAGACTGTTAACTCAGTAGCTAGCACGCTTACTGTATCTGCTTATAATGGAACAGATTGGGAGAACTCAACTAGCACTACTGATGGTACTAACAATTCTACCACATCAATGAACCAATCTGGCAATATAGCTTTTAACTGTGCTAATGCACAACCAACTCTCCTTAAAGGAGTAATGTCATATTGGTATAAGTTTAACTGGACAGCACTATCAAATGGAACATCAATATATTATATGTATGGAGGAGCTCCAGTACAACAGATAACCGATCTATGGGATGGAGAACTAAGAGAATTACAGGGATGTTTCAGGTGGGATAACTCAGCTGGTCATTTCAAAGATAAAATATCTTCCGTAGTAAAGAAAGATTCTACAGTAACACCGTATGTCAATCCATCTGATTATAAGATGCGTATGCCATTAACGCCCGGTACATTTTTATCTATGGGAAAGATGACATCTGATGATTATGTATTAACTGGATGTATAGATAGAGCTATGGCATTACAGTGGGTTCTTCCTCCAGATTATACTGGGGAAGGATTAGGACAGAATGCTGCTTATATTGAAGCACACTATACTGGAAACACAAAACCATCTACTGGACAAATTCATTATTGGTCTGGTGGTTCTTTCAATAATACTACGAACTACCTTGATGGAACTATCGGAAAGAATGGTTCCGATAACTGTACCATGAACCATGATGGAGTTATGACATGGGCACCACCTGATGAAAAAGAAGAATCAAGAACATCTATAAACCAATCACCAGAACTATATTGGTATAAGTATAAAACAACTGCTACCTTCGATGCTAACGTAGCTGCTGATCAAATACTTTATATACCAGCTCCACAGAAACTTCCAACATATTATACATTCCCTGTGTTCTGGTTAAACTCTATAGGATTATGTGGTAGAAATGAATTGAGGCTTGGTTATCCCGGTGCTCTTAATGTATTCAATGGCAATGGTTCTAGGGTTATTGAGATAGGAGATGCTAGTCCTCTGGTAGCTGGTGGTAGTTTACCTCTTGTACATTCAACTGGTATATCAGAGACTCTTATCCTAACTAAGTCAGATGAGACATGGACTCTTGTTAAGCTAGATGATGATAAGATTAAGCTTACTAAGATGTCAGATACCCATGGATGTGCAGCTCCTTATACATTTGCTGTATGTGATCTAGGGGCAGCTGGTAATAATATAGCTAGGGCTGTAGCTCTATGGCAGTCTTCTGATGCTATCCTAATGTATATGGATGGTAACATAATAGATGTAAGCAAGGATATAAAGAACTATTTTACTGATATGCACGATGCTAACAAGACAGTAAGGATCAATCCTAATATGATTAATAACTCTACAGGATTCTTTGATCCTCTATTCAATGAGTATCATTGGTGCTTTGCTCAGAATAACAATACTACTCTGGATAAGGAATTCGTCTTTGATGTTCCTAAACAGAAGTGGTTTGAAATGGTAAGAGGAAATAATAATACAACAGATAATAGATTAACTTGTGGTACTTTAGTCTCAGATAATAACTCAGCTCGTTATATCTATGCTGGATGTGCTGATGGGAAGATTAAGAGACTAGAACATAATAAGACATTCGATACTTTAGGAATAAACTGTACACTACAGACAGGCTTTTATGCAGATGGAAATAATACAAATATAATCTCTACAGTAAGACATGCTAAAGTTTTATTTAAACCAATACTCAATATAGCCAATGCTACCCTCTACCATTATCATGATGGGAACAACTCAGTATATGATACAGTAACATCGTTCTCAATGAATGGGTCTACTTACTTCTCTAACACGAAGAAGTCAGATGCATATGATGCAGAATTCCATGGATGGAAACTAACGGCAACTCTGGATAGTTCAGCCAATAGCACACAGCAAGACTTTGAGCCACTTGCTATAACTTATATGTATAAAAATAAGAGGGAGGATATATGAGCTTAGGTATATCTAGCACGTCTTCTGCTATAAACGAAGCCAATCTTAGAAGGAGACAACTTAGGAATCTTGGGGTATTTACTCAGGATGATGAGAAAGCATTTGGCCCAGAGTTATCTGCAATAGCTGCCAATGAAAGAGGAGACCTAGCTAGATTTGGTGCTGCCTATGCTCAAGCTAAAGCTGATGCAGCTAAAGGACAACTTGAAACATCAAGAGCTATCATAGCAGATAAGAGACAGAAGGAATTAGTAGAAGCTCAGAAGACTAAAGACATTGCTAGTGGTGTAGCTGGTGCAGGCACAATGGCTTATGATGGATATAAAATGGGTAAGAAGATGGGGCTATGGGGTAAAGAAGCAACATCTGCCATAACAGGAGAACCTTACTTTGGAGTACCAGCTGCTAGCCAACCAGCGTTTGAGATGCCAGCAGTCCAATTACCTTCAGCCTTAATGGGAGAAACTGCAACTCCAGCTCTTACTGAAGCTATGACTGCAGCTGGAGGTGGTGCAATAACAACTGGTACTGAGGGAGTTGGTGTATTAGCACCAGAACTAATCGGGGAAATGGGTGTTGGAGCAATAGAAGGTTTAGCTGGTACATCAACTATAGCAGGAGAAGCATTAAGTGCTGCTGCCTTAGCCGGTGAAGGAGCTGCCGCAGCAGAAGCTGCTGTCGGTGCAGGAATGATGGCTGAAGCTGGTGCTGCTGCAGGTAGTGCTGCTACTGTTCCCGGTGTAGGATGGGTGGTAGGTGCTGGTATATTAGCTGTAGCTGGATTGATAACAG